TGCTAATTCAACAGGCATACCACCAACTAATCCAGTCACGGCGGCAACTGCTGCTACGATACCTGCTATTGGAACAGTTAGTAAATCATTAAATGCTGGTGTAACTGCTGCAATGATTGGCGGTACAGCAGCACAAGCAGCGGCTGCATATCCCGATGTAATAGCAAATGGGATTGGAATTATTATAGATGCATCAGGGAATGTTAATGCTGGCATAGGTATACTAGCAAAAACTCCGCAACAACTTGAGGCTGCTGGTATATTAAAACCAGGAGCAGCTTCATTGGTTACTGGTTTGGTTCAACGGGGGATGAGTATAGAATCTGCAATGACAAATAATTTGTTTACCGGTGTTCCTGGTGCTGAAAATTTACAAGTATTACTTAATAATACTTTTGCACAAGCAGCAGCACAGATAATTAATTTTCAACAGGCACAAACCGCAATGACAATGACCGGTGCTATAGTTGGCAATGAAGCACCAGGAGCTATTGCAGGTATAGTAAATGCAGCCGCATATGTTGGAGTAAAATCCACAGTAGCATTCTTACAAAACTCTAAAAATATTGGTAATATTCTATAATGGCAACACTTCCTTCTATTTCTAATGTAGCAAGTGCAATACGTTCAGGTAATTTCTCATCTGCGCTAGCAACAACAACCGGCGGCGCTGGTTCCATTGTTACTTCTCTTAATGGCATGACAGCTTCAATACCAAATACACCTAGTATTTCGGGATTACCAAATACACCGTATGTATTTCCTGATGAACGCGGTGGCGGAGCAAGTTCTGTTCCAAATTTACCTAGTATTTCAGGATTACCAAATATACCTAGTATTTCAGGATTACCAAGTGTGCCGGGGTCACCTACTATTGACACATTACGAAATATCAAACCACCTGCAATTACTGGATTACCGGGATTAGCAGATGCGACAAAAGGAATATCAAGTTCTGCATTTTTAGCAATAGCACAATCATTTAAACCACTGCAAGCCGGAGTTCCACAAAACTTAACAATTATCAATTTAAAAAATAAATTAGAACAGGTGGCAAAAGACACCAAAGCAACTGCCACACCGTATGTATTTCCTGATGAACGCGGCGGCGCTGGTGGCGTAGCAACGAATGGATTAACTAGCGCAGGAGTTGATGTAGCAACAGGTAAAATACCTGCAGTGGACGCAGCAGTTGCAGCCGGTGGGGTTAAAGCAGGAATGAGTGCATTAGCAGGGGCAATGAGTAATGTGCCCGGTATGTCAAGTATAGCTAGCCCAACTGCACTTGCTAGTGGCGTAAGTAACTTACCGGGTGGGCAATCAGCACTTTCGTCTATAGTAAACCCTAGTTCGCTAACTACTAGTGGAATTTCTGGCACACTAAGTGGGCTTAACTCAATAACTAAAAATGCATCTAGTGCAGCACTAAATCAAATTAGTACTGGAACTTCCGGTTCCAGTACAATGGCAGGCTTATTATCCGGCGGTGCATTAACAGGTGCCGGCGCTTCACTAAGTGGAGCATTAAGTAATCCTAACAATCTACCAAATGGTGTAATTGGGAATATATCTAGTATTTCAGGATTACCAAGCACACCGTATGTATTTCCCGATGAACGCGGTGGCGGAGCAAGTGTTGTTTCAAGTATACCTAATATTTCAGGATTACCTAAGGTTTCAAATTTACCCTCAATTGGTAATTTAACTCAAGGATTACAATCTGGAAAACAACCATTATCATCGTTGGTTTCAACTGGGATACCACCTGCTGCCGCAGCAGCATTAACCGCAAGTATCAATTCACTAAACACTGCAAGTCCTTTTCCTATAAAAATGCCAACAGTAGCTGAAAATACAATTAATAGAAGCGAAATATCTTCTCAACTTGGTAACTTGTTGGGTGACAAAAAAGTTCCGATGCCAAACTTTTCGGGAACTACTGGGATTCCTGTACGAAACTTGTCACAAACTGATATTGCTGTATATGAAGCAACTAAAAAAGAAATTGAAACATTGACTGAAGATCGGTATGCTTTAGCTAGGGCCCAAGCAGATGCGAGATATGCACTTAGTCAAGCTAAACAAAAATTACCACAAGGTGATCCTTCAATACCTGCATTAGAACAAGCAGTTGAAACAGCTAACAATAAATTAAACGATTTGGATAAAAAGGTAGTAGATTTACGAAATGCTCAATATACACTAACTACTGGTAAACCACCAACAGCAAGTTCAACTATGGAGTCAGCATAAATACATCATGCCTTCATACATTGGATTTAGCACTATAAATGCTTTCAAACCTCGTTCTACAAACCTTCAAACAGGCCCTGCTGGAGGCACTGGTTCTATTGTAACTCCTTATAATGTGGGAAACCAATTTGGCTTAGTTGATTCTGCATTAGTAATACAAGATTTTGTAAATGCCCTTAACATTCGGCAAGGTGAAAAAGTAGGGCAGCCGGGGTACGGAACTACCTTGTGGTCGTTTGTTTTTGAACCAAACACCGCAGACGTACAATTTCAATTAGAAACTGAAATACGCAGAGTAGCAAATACTGACCCTAGATTAATTATTAACACAGTTCGTGCATATCCACAGGAAAACGGCATATTACTAGAAGTGGAAATGGCCGTATCTCCGTTCAATCAAGCTAATCTATTAAGCGTATTCTTTAATAGTGCTACTAATATAGCAGTTTTACAGTAAAGCTAAAAAACCTAGATTATTAGGTATGATAAATACTTAAAAGAGAATAACTATGGCAACCTCAACAAGACAATCAGCCTTATTTGGAGTAAATGACTGGAAAGCTATTTACCAGACTTTCAATCAAGCTGACTTTCGTAGCTTTGACTATGAAACATTACGTAAAAGTTTTATAGATTATTTACGTGCATATTATCCTGAAACATTCAATGATTACATTGAAAGTTCAGAATTTATTGCCTTACTTGACGTTATGGCGTTTATGGGACAAGGTCTTGCTTTCCGCAATGATTTAAATGCTCGTGAAAATTTTATTGATACGGCTGAACGCAGAGATAGTGTTATCAAGTTAGCAAACTTAGTTAGTTATACTCCTAAAAGAAATTTAGAAGCACAGGGTTATTTGAAAGTAACAAGTATTCGCACTACTCAAAATATTATAGATTTAAATGGGTTTAATCTAGGAAATGTTCCTGTATTGTGGAACGATCCTGCTAACCCAAATTGGTTAGAACAATATAATACTATCATAAATGCAGCATTAATTAATACTCAACGTGTTGGATTGCCAGCCAACACAGCACAAATTCTCGGGATAAAAACAGACGAATATACATTACAGATTCCAGCAGGGACATTGCCAGTAGTACCGTTTAGTAATTTAGTTAACGGTTTAAATATGAATTTTGAATTGTGCAGTGTGAGTACAGTTGGAACAGATTATGTTTATGAAATTCCTCCTGCCCCAACTAATATATTCAATATGCTATATCGCAATGATAAATTGGGATACGGTAGTCCAAACACAGGATTCTTCTTTTACTTTAAACAAGGTTCATTGACTAATTTTGACTTTACTCTACAAAATCAAATCTCAAATCAAGTAATTGATATTGGAAATATTCAAGGGGTTAATAACACTGATACTTGGTTGTATCAGGTTAGTCAAGTTAATGGAACATTTGGATTATGGAAAAAAGTAGATAACATATACGCTGATGCATACTTGCAAACTGAAAGTTCTGTTAAACAAATTTACTCGGTAAACAGTAGATTTAATGATCAAGTTAGTTATATATTTGGTGACGGAGTATTCAGTCAAATACCAGTTGGTACTTTCAGAGCATATGTACGTGCAGGTAATGCATTAACTTATACTATTCAACCTACTGAATTGCAAGGTCTATCAGTAGCAATTAATTATGTAAGTAGAGTTGGTAGAGTTGAGACATTAACATTGGGATTGTCATTGCAAGTACCAGTGTCAAATGCACAAGTTCGTGAATCATTAGCAAATATTAAACAACGTGCGCCAAGTCGTTACTATACACAAAATCGTATGGTCAACGGTGAAGATTATAACAATTTTCCGTTCACATTGTATAGTTCAATCATCAAATCAAAAGCTATCAATCGTAGTAGCGTTGGGGTTAGTAAAAACTTAGACTTACTTGATCCAACTGGAAAATACTCTAGTACAAACAGTTATGCAAATGACGGCGGTGTTTGGTTAAACACCGCTAATGGTTATGCAACGCTAACTATAAGTAGCACCGGCGATATTATTACGTTCTTGACTGGAACATTAGCTGCTATTTTATCTGATAACAGAACGTCACAATACTATATTCAAAACTATACTAGATATAGTATCAATACTGCATCAGGTGACGGGACATTATATTGGTACACTAGTACAGTAGATGCTAACAGTTTATCAGGATATTTTTATAATATCACTAACGGAGGTGAAAATCCCGTACCTGTAGGAACATATTCTACCTACAACGCAAAGTATATCACTACAGGTGCATTACTTAAATTTATAGCACCCTCAGGTTATTATTTTGATAGCAATAATAGATTGGTAAGCGGAATAGCAAGCCCATCAGACATTACATATATTTGGACTACGGTATTAAATGTAATAGGTGACGGATTCAATAACGGTATAGGTCAATTTGCAAATGGCTCAGGTCCTATAACATTGAATGGCTATGTTCCCGCTGGAGTAATATTAACAACAGTTATACCTTCATTCAGTAATACATTACCTAATAGTGTCATACAAGAATGTATTGTTAGATTAGATTTACAACAAAACTTTTCATTAGTCTTTAATAATTCACTAACTGTTAATCAAAATCGCTGGAGCACTGACATTTACAATTCATCTAACTATTTTGTAAACTTCGAAAGTGTTGGAAACAACAGATACACTGTAACATATCGTTCACTAGCATATTACTTTGGTAGTGTTGCTGATACTAGATTTACATACGATGCAGGTAAATTAGTATATGATCCATTCTCTGGCATTATACTTCAAGACTTTGTTAAAGTATTGGTTACTAATACACAACCAAATAGTAATTACGCACTAAGTAATCCTATCTCTACTAGTATTATTGGACAGACTGTTGAAAGTGACGGTTATATAAATGATTTTGAAGTTGAAGTTGCTAGTATTGATGTTAATAATAGAAGTATTATACAGAATCCTGATTTCTTTTATGAAATTACCGGATATGTTACTGGTAGTACAAACATTGGTGTATATGCATTCTTTGAAACAATTCAAGATGCTATAAATTTAAGTCGAGAAGATTTGATAGCTTCTTCTACGGTATCATATCAATATTCAACTACCACACAAATTGAAACTGTAAAATATGAATATCCTGTTGGTCAATTATTCTATGCATATTCTGAAAATGTGTTCTATATAACTGTTCAAGACCCAACAATTACAACACCGTATTTTGTACTGGTTGTTCAACCGCAATACAGTATGAAGCCTGGACGTCAAGGGTTGCAATTTCAATATCGGCATAATAGTAATAATACTACACGTATTGATCCTGCTACAACAAACATTATTGATTTGTATGTAGTTACACAGGCATATTATACTCAATATCAGAATTGGATTCAAGACACCACAAACACTGTGCCTATTCCATTGAGACCTACTATTAGTCAATTAAGCAACGAATATAGTCAGATACAAGATTACAAAATGTTAACTGACAGTGCAATATTAAACAGTGTAGTATTCAAGCCATTATTTGGTCCTAAGGCAGCATCAGCATTAAGAGCAACTATAAAAATTATTAAAAATTCTAACACTAATGCTAGCGATAGTGAAATTCGTAGTGCAGTATTAACACAAATGAATACTTACTTTAATATCAATAATTGGAACTTTGGTGACACTTTCTATTTTAGTGAATTAAGTGCTTATATCCACACTAACATAGGTGACTTAGTAAGTTCTTGTGTAATAGTACCTAACGATCCCACATTACACTTTGGAGAT